TCGGCGTCGGTCCGTAGGTGGCCAGCGCCTTGGTGATGGCGATCTGCGTGTTGATGATCGCCTGCGCGATACCGAACGCCTTCGCGGCAACGCCCATGGTCTTGTTGTCCTTGGCGAAGGCCTGGGCGAGCTGCGAGAAGGTGCCCGTCACCTGCGAGCCGACCTGCTGCCAGGTCGCGCCGACGCCCTCGGCGAGTTGGCGCTGGCGCGCTGCGAAGGTCTCGGCGGTCATGCTGGTGTTCTGATAGACGATCTCGAGGTTGGCGAGATCCTGCGCATACTTCTCCGCCGGCGAGAGCGCCATTTGCGTGATCTGTGCGGCCTGCAGGTTCATCGCCGCCTGCGACGCGGTGAGCCCAGCGGCCGCGATCTGCGCATTCAACTCCGCCGTGAGCGGAATGCCCTTGGCGAGCGCAATCGCCTGCGCCTCATAAACCGTCTTCAGATAGGCCTGCTGGTCCGCGGTCTGGCCGACCGTGGCGGCCTCGGCATTCATCGCCGCGGCCCGCTTGGCCTTGCCGTCGAGGAACGACTGCAGGGCGTTGGACTGCGCCGCGGCGATGACGGGCGCATTGGCCTTCCAGGCGTCGCCATAGGCCAAGACCTCACGGTTCACGCTCTTGATCGCCTGGCCCTCGACCAGCCACGCCGAGGTGTTGATCGCGGACACTTGAGCAGCCGCTCCGGTCTCCTTGATCTTTGAGACGACGTCGTCGATCTCCTTGCCGTACTGCTCCGCCGCGACCTTGTAGTCCGTCCAGATCTTGCCAGCGTCGGAGAAGCTGCTGGCACTCGCCATCTTCTTGAGCGCCTCGAACAGGTTCATTACCTGGCTGCCGAACGCACCCAGCTCGACGTAGGCGATCTTGAACTCCTGGACCACAGCGGCGATCGCCTTGCCGACTAGGTCAACCGCCTTCACTGACAGCTCGGTATCTTTCGAGAATTCGAGCCATTGCTCGGACAACAGCTCCATCGTCGGCAACAGCCTCGCCGAAATCGTCGTGATGAGTCCCTGCGTCACGGCGTCGGCTTTTTTCAGGTTCTCGTTAAACGCCGCCGCCGCGAGCGTCGTCTTCTTGTCGAGAACGAGGCCGAATTTTTCCGCCTCTTCGCCGGCTGACTGCAGCCTGGCGCTGCCCTGATTGAGCAGCGGAATCAGGTTCGCGCCGGCATCGCCGAAGATGGCGATGGCCAGCGCCGTCTTCGAAGCACCGTCCCGGTAGCCCGCGAATTTGTCGGCGATCTCGCCGAGCATCGCCGATGATGACTTGAGCGTTCCGTCCTGGTTCTTGACAGACAGCCCAAGCGCCGAGAATGCCTGCGCTGCGGGACCGGCGCCGTCCTGGGCCACTGCGCTCATTGACTTGGTGAGCTTGCCCAGCGAACCCGCCAGCGCGTCGGTACTGATATCTGACAGGCTGGCCGCGTAGCTGAGCTTGGACAGCTCCTGGACGCTGACGCCGGCAGATTGCGAAAGGCTGTTGAGGTGGTCGGCACTGGCGATCGTCGATTTGATCGAGGCGACGATCGAAAAGGCCGCGCCGGCGACGGCGGCGGCCGCGGCAGCCATGGCAAGGCCGAGGCCCGAGCCGAACGACGATATCCCAGCACCCGAACCGCGGAGCGCACGGTCCAGATCGGAGGTGTCGGCCCCGAGAATGACGCGGAGCGAACCAATAGCGTCGGCGCCCATGATTGCCTCTTACGTTCCGGTTTTTCCGGCGCCGGCGCCCAACAGAAGCTGGGTCGCGACCGCCTTCATTTCCTGCCAGGATTGCGGCCTGCGCGCCCGATCCCGCATCATCAGCCGACGGAGCGGCACGACCCTCTTGCTGCGTTGGAGCACCGCAATGTGGAAGGCGAGCCAGGCCGCCTGATTGTGCTCGCGCCGAAACTGAGCGGCCCTGCCCTTGAGAGCGCGCGCGACCTGGCGCGGTGTCGCGCGCCAGAACTGCGCCTCGTCGAGGCCGGCCGCCAGCCACTCGTCTAGGAGGTCGACCCAGTCCGGCGCCGGCCGGCCGCCCCCTTTGGAGGGCGCGCCGCACCATCCCCAACCCGCGCCTGCGACTGCGAGACGCCGCCGACGACAAGCCTGTAGGCCTCCATCATGCCGCCGATGGTTTCCATCAGCTCGCCCGCCTGCTCGATCGTGACCTCGCGATGCAGGTCATGGAAGCCTGCCCAGAATAAGGCCCGCATGAAGCCGAGCCGCATCCTTTTGACCCGCGCGACAAGCTGCTCGGGCGTCTCCTTCAGCGGCGCCTGCTTTGCCGGATCGAACGGCGGGCTCCAGGTCGACAGTTCCTCGTAGATGTCGATGATGCCGCGATCGAGGTGGGCCTCGAGCGCGACATAGGCCGCCGTGGTGTAGCGCAGGACGTAGGTCTTTCCGTTCGCCTCGAAGGAGACGTCACCCGTTTCGGGATTATCCATCGCCTTACACCTGAACCAGCGTCGGCCTGCCCGTAACCTTCAGCGTGACGGTCGCCGACATTTTGTCGTCGATCGGCGCATCCGGCTCGTAGCCAGTGAGGATCGCCGCGAACGCAAAGTAAGAGCCATCAGGAAACACAATCTGACGGTTCTTGACTGCCGAACTTCCCCCTGCGTCGAATTCCGCGAGGAAAGCGGCGACCTCGACCGAATCCGGCACGAAGTTCATATCGAACGACACCTCGCCCGCATCGATCAGACCGGCAATGAACTCCCGGTAGCCGTAGGGCGACTGCTCGTGCGTGGCATCGACGGTATCACGCGAGAACGCCGGCGGCGTGATGCTGGTGACCTCGGCAATGGTGGTAAACACTTCGGGCGTGGCGCCGTTGCCGCTCTTGAAAAGCGTGCTCCAGCCGATCGCTGCGTTGGTGGACATGCGTCAGATCTCCAAGAAAGAATTTTGAGAGCGAGGAGCCGAAAAGGTCCGGCGCGCGATCGTCAGGCGGAGACGCCAGAAAGCGTCGGATTGAACGCCAGCACGGTCGCCGACTTGGCGACGCCGATTGGCTGGTAGAATTCGCCAACGCCAACATCGGCGAGCGGACAGATGCCGCCAGGCGTGTCCGACAGGTAGTAGGTGGTACCGGGGGTCAGAACGGCGTTCATGGTGATGTCGCAGCCAGGGCGTGCGATTTGCAACGGCTGACCATCGGACGCCCCATTGAGTGCCATGCCGCGGACCACGCGCGACGAGGCCGACGCGGCGTTCGAATCCGACATAAAGTATTTGCCGGTCGTCGCGTCACGATAGACCAGCTTGCCAGCCGTGATCGCCTCGCCGGCGGCGCCCTGTTCAGTCCGCGCGCCGTTACCGGCAAGGACCGCCGAGGCAGTGATAACAAGATCCGCCATAGATTTCTCCTGTTGAACGGTTGAAGGAAACGGCGCTGTCAGACCGACTTATGCGGCGCGCCTTCCGCAGTCCGGTAGGTCACCTGGTACTCGACGCGAACGCCGCCGATTTGCCGCTCGCCTTGCGCTTCCGCGATCAACTCGTCCGAGACCGGCGATATGTTGAGGGCGAGGCCACCAAAGAACGTCCCGCGCGCATCGGCGGCGCCGGCAATTGCGCTCTCAATCTCCATAGCGATCTGGTCGAGCATGTCGTCGGGCGCCGACGCCATCGACACCCGGCCCTCGACGTCGAGGATGGCCACGCGCTCGAGCAGCGGCGGCCGACCGGCGACGGCGCGGCGCTTTGTTTCGGCGCGCATGTAGACCAAAAGGGTCGGTTCGTGCGCCGCCGCGAGCGGGCGTGTGCGACCGACAAAGACGCGGCCTTGCGTGGTCGGCAAGCCTGTCAGCGCGTTCACAACCGCATCGCGGATCTGCTTACGAACATGATCGGCCATGGCAGCCTCACCCGTTCTGCACGTTTCTGGATTTCACAAAGCGCTCGAACCCTTCGCGTGCGCGAATGAGCAGCTGACGATCGAACGCGCGCACAGCCGTCTCGTAGAACGGATAGCGCTTGCGGTAGCGCGGCGGGCTGACGAACAACAGCACGGCGACGATCTCGCGGGCGCCGGCGCGGTAATAAACGCCGGGCGCGACATCGCGATCCGACTTCCCAGGTCCGCCGGGCCGCAGCACGAAATACCGTCCAGCCCCCGCCTTCCCCCGCCCCTTGGCGCCGAGCTGCAGCTGGCTGAGGATGAGCTGGATGGTCGAAGCGGGAACGTTGCCGAACGAGTCGAGCTTCACGCCCGACCCAGGGACGGCATATTCGCTAGCCTTCATCAGGCCGGCACGGATCAGCCGCAGTTCATGCGACTTGTGCGAGCGCGCGCCGCCCTCGACCTCCGGGCTCAGATAACGCCACGCCGGCACTGAGCCAAAACCGTCCTTGAAACCGACAATCGCGGTCAGGTCCCGCTTTGTGGCCGGCTTCACGAATGTCGAGTTGAGCGTGTAATTGGTCGGCCGCTCCAGGACGGACCGCATCTTGTCGATTTCGCCGGCCTGGATATCCTGGGCCGTCTTCGTCAAGGCATAGGCCAAAACGAACGGCGCATCGTCCTCCCGGAGGCTCTTAAGAGACCTCTTCAGGTCCGAGGCCTCGACCTTAAAGACAAGCGTCGCCATCAGGCGAGCGCCCCCAGCCGCAACAGGGCCATGCCCTGGCCATCAGGCTCCAACGACAGCACTGCGAACCCACCGACGCCCGCGACGGTCAGCTGATCGCCGGCATCACCGCGCGCGCCCGCAGGCAGATCTCCCTGCCGGCAGAGAAACGTTGGCCCCGCATCAAGCGAGGCCGCCTCGTTGAGCGCCACCACGATCGTGGGCCGATCAAAGATGCCAGCGACCGCCGTCGAACCGCCGCCGGCCGCGGGCGTATAGCTCGCCAGCGCGCCGAAATCAGCGGCGCTGACGAATACCGCGCGGTCGGCAGCGGACTCGATAGGCACGGCGCGCTTACTCGGCGCCTTCGGCCGGCGTGCCCGGCATGTCGGCCCGCAGCTCGCGGACTGCGCCGCACGCGACCAGGCCGTCCAGGACGTCGCCGCTGAGATCCACGAGGTCACCCGGCTCGAACGTCCTGGAGACGTTCCTACCATCGACTATTTCGCCGTGCTGGATGTTGCCGGTCGCGACCATGTCGCCAAGTTTCGGACGCTTTGCCACGTCTGCTCTCCTGAATTAGAGGGATGAAATCACCGGCCCGCCGCAAGGCGAGCCGGTCGGATTCAAGATGCCGCGTTTAAGCGACCGCGTTCTGGAAGAAGTAGGCGGCGTCGTTGGCCGCAATGACTTCCTTGACGGACTCGCCGACGCGAACGCGGGAGCCGCCGCGAAGGCCAACGCTTGCGTCCTGGCCGATGGTGCCGGCGATGCGCTCGCCCCACTGCGCGGTGAACCCGAACGTCACCGTGCCGGTCGGCGAAACCACCTGCGGCGCGCGGTAGATGAACGACGCATGCTTGCCCCACAGGCGGGTCAGGGACGCGGCCTGCCCGGGCTTGGCCGAGTTGTACCAGGACGAGCCCACCAGGACCTCCTCGAGCTCAAACAGGTCAGCGACCGCCTGACGCGCGACCGGCGTGCCGCCACCGGTGGCATTGCCGCCGTTCGGATAGATCGCGGCCGTCACCTTCGGGTGCGTGCGCAGTTTCGACCAGGTCGCCTGGCCGAACACGGCAACGTTGGGCCGGATGACGCAAGCATCGAGCGCGGTGATGATGGCCTGCACCGGATCCGAGTTTGTGTAATCGGACCACTGGCTGGTGCCGGCCAGCGTCGCGCGCTGCGCAGCCGGATAGGTGCCGAGCGCGAACAGCGTAGAGGCGACGCGGTTCTCGCGATCGAGAGCGACCAGGTCGGTCAGCAGCTCGGTCGACCGCGCCTCCGGGTCGATCGGCATCACGCCTTGAATGGCCTGGGCGGCCTGCGCGTTGGCGATGTCGGCCTGCGGGATACGATCGTCGAGACCGTAGTCGATCGTCGAGTCGGTCTGCTCGGTCGCCGACCAATCGATCTCGTTCGGTGCCGACTTGCGGCCCACGCGCGTGTCCGGAATGGTGAAGCCGTCCGCGATGGCATACTTCGACCACTTGAAGGCCGAGGAGTCGACCGGAACGCGCGGCAGCACCAGGTCGGAGATGAACGCCTGGTTGCGGTAGGCCAGCGTGATCGCCATGAGGCGCTGCTGGATGACGAAGGGAGCCTGAGACATTGAACCTGTTCTCCTTTGGAGAGGTGAGAGGACGAAAACGACGAAACCTGAAGGGCTGGCGATCAGCCCTGCAGCGAGCTGGGCGCGACCTTGACCGGGATGATGTCGCCGGCGACCCCGGAGATCAGCGCCATTCCGATGATGCGGTTGTTGCTGCCGGCGGCCGGCGCCGCGGTCACGCCCTGCCCCGACGCGTCGGAAGTGAGCAAGTCACCGCGCGCGACGGCGCCGCCGATCTTGAGATCGGCGATGCCCTCGAGCACGACATCCGCCCGCTCGCCCGAGATCGCAGGAATCTCCGTGGTGATGCCGATCAGCTTGTCGGTGGCGGCGGCACCCTGCAGGATGCCGTAATCGTTGGCGCCGACCTTGACGATGATGTTTGCCGAGATCGCACCCTCGGCGGCGTAGGACTTCGTGAGGCCGATATTGGCCATGGGGATGCTCCTGAGAGGTTAGAATGCAGTTTCGGGAGAACCGACGCGACCTTGCGTCAGCCGTTCTTCTCGACGTGCGCGACAGCCTGCGCGACCGACAACTTCACGCCGAGCTTGGCCTGCTCGTCCTGGTAAGCGCGCGCCCGCATAGCGAGCTGCTGCGCGGTCTCTTTCCGCGGCGCCTCGGTCTGCGCCGTCGCGGTGCTCGCGGGCGCCGCGGCAACCTTGCCGGTGGCGCCCTCAACGTCCTTGATCGCCTGCAGCTGGCCTGCGCGGAGCTGCTTCTCGGCGCCGAGCAGGCGGCCGGCGGCCATATCAGCGGTCACGGCCGGATCGGCCTTCATCTCTGCAACCAGGGCCTCATGACCAGGCAGAGCCGCCGCCTCGATCGCCAGGATGCGGGAGCGCTCGGCGGTGGCGCCTTCGGCGCGCAGCTGCGTGCAGAGATCGGGATAGGCCGCGGCGAGATCCGCAACCGAGGTGGCGGATGCAGCGGCGGCAGTCGCGCTCTGCGCCGGTACCAGCGGCGGCACAGGCGGGGCCTGCAGGGCAGTCGTCGTCGCGGCGGCTGCGAGATGCACGGCCGCCAGTCCAGAACCACTCATGGTCTTCTCCTTGTGATGGCCGATTGGCCTAGTGAACGCTCTTCACAAATTCAGTGAAGGCGAATTGCGGATCGATGATCCCGTCGACGAGGCCTGCCCTCACGGCATCTTCTCCGTGATAGACCTGCGCCTCGGTCTCCATCGCCTTCGCGGCAGGAAGCCGCGAACCGCGCGCAGCGCCGACTACGGCCGCAAATTGATCGCGCCGGCGATCGACACGTGTCTGCATGTCCGCGCGCACCGCGTCGTCGAGCGGCGCGGTCGGATTGCCGTCGGTCTTGTGCTTGCCGGACGAGATCAGGGTGACCTTGATGCCATCCTGCTCCAGCTTCCGCGAGAGATCCGCATGCATGGTGACGACGCCAATCGAGCCGGCGGCGCCAGTCTCAGGCATCACGATCTGACGGGTGGCGGACGCCATCAAATATCCTGCCGAAAGCGCGAAGTCGGTCAGGATCGCCAGGGTCGGCTTTTGGGCCGACAATTGCGAAATCATGGATGCGGTCTCAAACGCACCATTGACCTCGCCGCCGAAGCTATCGACCTCAAACACAACGGCCTTGATCTTCGGATCGCGGGTCGCGCGCGCGATTTGCGCTTGCAGCCCCTCATAGGAGGTTTCGCCCGATGACTGGCCGATGAACTTGCCCTTGTGCACGAGCGTGCCCTCGATGCCGATGATGCCGACGCCGTCGATGGTCTGCACCAGATCGGCGCCTCGGCCCTTGCCCTCGAACACGCGACCGATAGGATCGCCCACCTTCCCCATTGCATCGGACGGGCGGCCGTTTTCAAAGGCGACATGGCTGACGGCGGAGATGCCAGGCAGCGACACCCCGCCGTCGACGATGCGCGCACCAAACCCGATCAGGAAAGCCTGCAACTTGCCGGGATCGACCATCAGCTCCGCGCCGAACACGCGGCTGGCGATGTGAGGCATCAAAAGCGTCATGGCGCGTTGCTCTGCTGGGGCTCGGTTTCATCGTCGGACGTGTCGTCCGTCTCGTCCGGACCTTCGTCCGCCGGTTCGCCCGCCCCCGCGGGCGCCGTCGGCGGAGGCGCGCCGAGGCCGGCGGCCTTGCGCGCCGCCTGCTCTTTCCCGAGCTGCTCGTTCTTCTTGTCGAAGTCGCCGCCGGTGCGCTCCATGCACACCTGCTCGCGGCTCTTGACCCCTGTCGCGATGTCGAGCGCGTCCGCTTGCGCTTCCTGATAGGGACTGAGGCTCTGGCGCTGCGGACCAATCCACTGCGCGCCACACCAGGCGGCGCGGATGACCGGGTCGCTGAAAAACCCGGGACGATTTAGGCGGCCGGAGGCAACCGCCTCCTCCATCATCCACTCGTAAAGCGGCTGGCAGAAGCGACCCGCGAACCACGACCGGCGCCGGCGGAACGCTTGCCAGGCCATCTCCAGCGCGGCGCGCGATGCCGAATAGGAGGCAGTAAAGCTCTTGAGCAGTAACTCGACGGGCAGCTCGAGCGCGACGCCGACCTCGCGGCAGAACGCCTTCACGAAGGCGTCGTAATTGGCGTTCGGGCGCTGCGGATTGAACGAGGTAAAGGTCTCGCCAGGCCCCGTCGAGATGATCGCGCCGGCGCCGAGCTTGACCTCGTTATCAGCGAGCCCGACATCCTTTTCGCCGACGATCGGGTCGCTGGCATCGTCATCCGCCGGCGCCTGGATCACGCCGGTGATAAACGACGTCACAACCGCAGCATCGACCTCGGCGGTGCTGTAGGTTGAGAGCTGCTGCAGGTGCTCCACCACGACGGCGAGATAGGGAATGCCGCGCGACTGCTCCGGCCGCAGGCGTTCATAGACGTGCAACACCGTCCTAACGCCGCCCTCGCTCCACGCCGGGACGCGTTCCCACTTCATGCCGGCGATGCGGCGCGCGCCCGGGTGCTTGTCCGAGACGTGATAGGCTACGGGAACCCCGTCCGGGTTGAACTCGACTCCGCCGGACACCCGGTCACTGTCTTGTGTCCAATTCGGATTGGAGACGCGATCCGCCTCGAGGAGCTGCACCTTGGTGCCGTAAACGTCGCCCGGGTCCTTCCGGTAGCGGCGCACGGCGAAGACGTCACCAGACTCGAGCGCCGAGCGAAGCGACAGCTGCTGCATCTCGTCCATGCATTGCACGCGCGTGAAGTCGGCCGTCGCGCAGAAGACGCCCCACTCGCGCTCCTGCTCTGCCTCGAAGGCATCGGCTTGCTCCGGTGTCAGGCCCAGAGCCTTGCTGTCGATCGCGGCCTCAAGCTTGAGTCCTTCGCCGACGACACCCACCGCGGTGGTCGACACGGCACCGGCAGCAAGCGGCGCGTTGCGACCGAGGTCGCGCGAGCGTCCGCGAAGTTGAGGAAGATCGAGCAGCGAATCCGTGTCCGCGCTGCCTTGGCCGGGAAACCAGGCCTTGAGCGAGCGCCGATCTCGGCGTCCGCCGTTGTATCCGAAGCGGCCGCCGCTCCCAAAGGAGGCATCGAGCCGCGCGCGAGCGTGCATGCGCGCAAGGCCCGCCGCCGGCGAGAATGCCGACACGACGCGATCGATGATATTCTGCCGATAATCGCTCATCCGAAGGGCACCACATAGCGCGTGCGCCGGCGACCGCCCGACGCCGCCGGCGTCAAGGCTTTCACTCGCGCGTCCCAAAATTCGATCTGCTGCCGGATCTCCGCCGCGTCGGCACGCTCGAGCTTGCGGCGACCGTTACCGGTTTCGATCTCATAACTCTGCGACGTAGCGACGGCTTGATTTGCCGCCAGCCAAATCTCCAGCTGCGCCTGCGCTTGCGCGAGCGTGATGCCTGCCACCAGGTTGCTCCTTGTTAGCCTATACCGCTCGACAGAACGCGGCGGCCGCGAACCGGCTTTTTCGGACGACCGACAAGCGGCGGTTTCGCAGCGATCTTGACCGGCTCCGGCGCGAACAGATCCGGCTCGGCGAGAACCGGCGGCACGCCGCGCTCGCGCGCCAGCACCGCCCATTGCTCCGGCGACAAGCGCGACAGGCCGAGATATTCGGCCATCGCCATCGCATAGATCCGGCAGTCGAGCAGATGGTTCGGTCCGGTTTCCTGCCAGACCTTCACCGTGCGGCCGCGGACCGTCGTTGTTTTGAGGTACTCGGCCGTCTGCTGCTTGAAGTAGCGCTCGTCGCAGCCCTGGTGGTGGTGGCAGTAGCCGTCCGGATCGACCTCGGCGCCGGCCTTGCGGCCGTCCTTTTGCAGGTTGGTGTAGAACGTCGCCTTGAGCGCCCAGGTGCCAATCGGCCAGAGCGTCGCCCCCTTCTTGATCTTCTTGCCCGAGAGCTTGACGTCGACCGGCACAGGCGTGCCGATCGCCGGCGCGCTCCAGCCCGAGACACCCTTAATCGCGTAAGCGCGCGGGCGCGAGCGGCAGAACGCATAGACCTGGTTGGAGCGGCCGCCGTCGCCGGCGTCGATCGCCATGCAATCGAGGATGCGGTGACCGCCGAATGCGTCAGGAAACTGCCGCTCATAGAACGTGGCGAGCTTGGCGAAGGCGCCGGCCTTGTGATCGGTCGTCTCGCCCTCGAAGAATTCGTGGTGCACCGACCAGGACTCGCCGTTGTCCGCGAAGGCGACCGCCTCGACCCAGATGCCGGAATGCTGCACGTCGGCGCCGGCGACCAGGAGCAAGCCGCGCGCCGGCACCACACCGGCGGTGTAGTCCTCGCGGCGGGCGAGCAGCCGCTCATAATCCGGCGCGTCACCCTTCAGCTCGAACGGCAGGCCGAGGGTCAGATTCCAGAACGTCTTGAGCTTGGTCGGGTTGTCGCCGGCCTGGAGATACTCCTTCGCGATCTCATCCCAGGGCACGAAAGGCGAGGACAGCGCGTCGAAATGATAGCTCTTGAACTTGCCAGCGCCAGGTGCGGTCGGGACCCAGCGGCCGGTCTCATAAACGGCGAATTTTTGCCAGCCCTCGATCACTGCGCCACAGCACGCCGGCACATAGCGTGCGTTGTAAGGCGGCTCCTTGTCGAACTCGAAGCGCGGCGCCTTCTCCGACCACTCGAAACGCAAATTGTCGTCGCCGCAGTGCGGGCAGACCATGGTCCAGCGGCGCTGGTCGCCCGCCTCGAACTTGGACTCGATCGACGAGGCGCCCTTGATGGTCGGAGTCGAGAAATAGGCGCGCTTCCAGGTGCCCGAGCGCAGAAACGAAATCTGGCGCGCCCGGATCATGTCGAGCGGGTCGCCCTGGTCGTTCAAATCGGCCGGATATTCGTCGATTTCGTCGCAGAGCGCCTTTTTGATGGTTTTGGAACGCAGATCCGCGGTCGACGACGCCAGCGACAGGAACAGCGAGCAGTCCGGCGAGAACTTCTTCTCGTAAGTTTTTGAGGCGTTGCCGGCGCGCGCGGTCTGCGGAAACACCTTTTTCCGCATGATCGGCGACAGCTCGAGCGCGCGACCGAGCTTTTGCGAGTTGAAGTCGCCGAGCGCCGAGTCGGTTGGCTGCACGATCATCATGTCGCACGGGTCGCGGTCGATCGAATGACACGCGGCGATCTGCAGTAGCGTGGTGAAGGCCGATTGCGCCGACTTCATCACCGCGATTTCGTTGTCGGGCGCGTCCGGGCCGAGCGCGTCGAGCGGCTCGACCAAGTGCGGCGTGCGCGTAAGGTCGATCAGCTGCGACTTGCGCTCGCCGTCCGGCAGATAGAAATGCTGATTGGCCCAGGCCGACGGCGTGATCGGCGCCGGCGGCGAGAACACGGCCGCGAAGATGCCGGCGATCAGGGGAAGCGCGCGCGGGATCGTTTTCATGACGTCACTTCCTCCTTTCCGGTCTCATCATGGGCGGCGACAACCCGCATGTTCTGCTCGAGCGCGCCGCGGACGTTGCGCGCGATGTTTTTCAACACCTGGCGGGCGCCGGCGAGGCCATCCTTGGCGAGGGCCGCCGCGATCTCGTCGGCGAAATTCGGCAAGCCTTCCAGCTCGCGGACGATGACAGCCGCGCACTTCTCCATCGAGCGCGTGACGTCCTCGGTCGACAGCAGCTTTCCGACGCGCTGGTCGTATTCCAGCTCGGCCGTCCGTGCCCGATAGATCTCGGTCGCGGTCTTGGCCTGCGTCAGCCGCGCAACGTTCGACTCGCTCGCCGCGGCAGCGCGCATGCCGGCGGCGCTGCCGAAGGTCGGATCGGCGCCGCCGAAATCCTCGCCATCCTCTGCATCCGCGACCAGGATGCGCTCGCGGGTCTCGCCGAGCGCGAAGTCGGCGGCGGCCGGGTCGATCTTGCCGTCGATAAACGCCGAGGGCGGGATCTTGCCGGCCTTAACCAGTTTAGAGATTGCCTGTCGGGAGACGCCGCGATGGGCGGCGTACTCGGTTTGCGTCATGCCGGTCATGGGCTTAGGCCGCAGCCGCGGGTTTCTTCTTGCGAGCTGCGGCCTTGACCGACTGCTCGGCCTCGACCAGCTCGACGCCGCGCGCGCGGGCGACCTCGGCGAAGGTATGGCCGTCGCCGTCGAGGATCGCGACGCCGCCGGTGAAGTCCTGCCAGCGCCGCACGGCGACGTCGACATAGGCCGGGTTCAACTCCATCGCGAAGGCGCGACGACCGGCGACGTGCGCGGCAATGATGGTCGAGCCGGAGCCATCGAACGGCTCATAGATCGCATCGCCCACGCGCGAATTGTTGACGATCGGCCGGCGCATGCACTCGATCGGCTTCTGCGTGCCGTGGCCGGTATCGTTCTTGACGTGGTCGATGTCCCAGACGGTCGACTGCTTGCGCCCGCCGGTCCACTTGGAGGTTTCGCCCTCCTTGACCGCGTAGCTCGCGACCTCGTGGTCGTCCTCGAACCGTTCGCCCTGCCAGGAATCGTCGGCGCCGTCCTTGACGGCATAGAACGCGGGCTCGTGCTTCCAATGGTAGGCGCCGCGGCCGATCGCCATCCGTTTTTTGTTCCAGATGACCTGGGCGCGGACTTTGAGACCGGCCGCCTCTAGCGAGCTCTGGACGGTCGCCGAGTGCAAACCGCCATGCCACACGTAGGCGACATGGCCGGGAAACAGACGCCAGGCCTCGGTCCAATCGGCGATGTCGTCGTTGAGCACCTTACCGGACGCGGCGCCGGCACCGTTGAGGCCCGCCTCCTGGCGCCAGGCCGGGTTGTAGTTCACGCCATAGGGCGGGTCGGTCACCATCAGGTGCGGCTTTTCGCCCTCGAGCAGCGCGGCGACGTCCTCGGGGTTGGTCGACGACCCGTTGCGCAGGCGATGGTGGCCGCCGAGCAGCCAGGTGTCGCCGAGCCGGGACACGGCCACCTTCGGCGGCGGCGGCGCCGCATCGGGCTCCGTGCGGCCGCGTGGCCCGCCGTGGGCGCCTTTGAGCAGCCGCTCGATTTCCTTCTTGGAGAAGCCGAGCACGACCAGGTCGACGGCGCCGGCCTGCTGCAGGTAGGCCATCTCGCGGGCGAGCAGCTGCTCGTCCCAGGTCGAGTTCTCCCCGATGCGGTTGTCCGCCATGCAGTAGGCCCGGCGGGCGGCCTCGGAGAGGTGCCCGAGCCGGACCACCGGCACCTCGGCGAGGCCCAGCGACTTCGCCGCGGCGTAGCGGCCATGGCCCGCGACGATCACGCCCTCGGCGTCGAGCAGAATCGGGTTGTTGAAGCCCCAGGTCTTGATCGACGCCGCGATCTCGGCGACCTGCGCCTCGGAGTGCAAACGCGCGTTGCCCTCGAACGGCACGATGGTGCCGAGAGCGCGGAATTCGATCTGCATGGGCTGGAGCTGCACGGGCGGTCCTGTCAACTAACGGCTGTCAACCATGTCAACCGTGTCAACCTAACTTTCAGATCCCTCCGGCTAGCGAAACGCCGCGGTGCGAATTACCCGCGGTCGTTCGGGAAGCTGGAGGGACCCGTGAAACAAAAAAGACCGACCGCAGCGACGCGATCGGCCTGGCCCTCGCCCTAAGGCGCTAGACTAAAGGTCAGGTGAGCCTACCCAAAGCGATTATGCCTGCTTGGCAAAAACAGAAGATTGGTGCATGATCAAACATTTCAACCTTGGATTATTTCAATGAATACGCGTCGACTTTTCATATTGCTGATCGCGCTCAGCGCAATCTTGTTACCGCTAGTGGTCGTGGGAACGTGGCCCAAAAGTCCAGCCCCGCACGACGCTCAGTCCAAGCAAATTCAAGCAAGCGCTGTGGAGAGAGAGAAGGAGGTAAATGGATCGGTTCAGATTGGAAATGGATCGGTTCAGATTAGTCTCCCCCCGTTGCCACGGTATGAACCCAAACTGTCGCGCATGGAGCCGGCGTTGCCGCTCCCTCCGCTCAATACAGGCAGTCCTTTACCTTCGGTGAGTGACACAACATCAGCTGACGAGTCTGACTGCCGCGCGCGCAATGCCGAGATGGGAATTATCGAGACGAGCTCAACCGGTCCCTGCATTGAGCTAGGCAAAGTTATAAACAACCTCAAACATGGCAGCTACAAATTCAACAAACCTTCCGTAGCCATCCTAGAAGAGTCCTTTCGCTTAAGACTTGTTCTTTTAACGGCCGAGGGGCAAGAGGCCGACTTCAATGGCTTGCCGGGAAAGGTCGAGACAAGAGACAATAAGCCATTTGCCCAATTTGTGGAGGCAACGCTGACTGGGGAAGACTTCGAGATTAGTCCTGCGGGAGCTCAGGCACGAACGGCGACAATAGCAAAGCCTGTCGAATGGGAATGGCGAGTTAAACCGACGTCATCCGGCAAGAAATCGCTCACCGTCGACGTTGCGGCGAATATTCAGATCGGACCAAATAAAAACCGCGTGCAGATCACGACGCTTCACGAGTCTATCGAAATACAAGTGACGGCATTTCAGCGTCTGCAGAGTTACCTTGCTGGAGTTAACGGAATGATCGCTGCCGTCACGGCAGCTCTCACCTCGATCGCAGGTCTCATCGGATTCGTTCCCAAAATCCGACAATTCTTCAAAGATAACGTTCTCACGTTGCTGCGCCCGAAACGGCCCAAACGACGACGCGCGTGAGACTTCTCGCCGCTAAGGAGCTTGACTAGCTTAGAGGCGCTCAGCCGCTTACATGACAAGGACAAATGGCAAAGGCGGTGCAAGAGACGGTGTCAGTCACGCTTCGCGCGCCTACCTGGGATCAGGTGCTGCGCATCAGGGCTTAATCCTGACGTCGAGCAACCCCGGTCGCGATGGCGGTATCGGTGATCTGCTCGACTTGCGTGTCGTCCATCTGGACCGACACGCTGCGCTTGAACGCCTCTAGGAGGACCGTGAGTCGGCCCTTTGAGTCAAGACGCTCAAGCCGTCCCACGAAGTCGCTGAACGGTCCATCGATGACCCGGAGGACGTCGCCGATTGCTAGTTTGCCTCGCCTGCCCCGGCCGTTGCGAGGCGCGTTGAGATGGGCCTCAATGTCACGCAGCGTCGCCATGTCCGCCAGCGACATCCGAGCCCGACAATCACCAATGCGGTGGAAGCCAGCGACATGCGGGAATGACAGCATTGCATCGCTACTTTCGGTATCGAGCACGAAGATGAGGCCTGGCACGAAGGGCTTCGCGATGCGTCGACCGAGATGCGGCTTCCGCGCCAACGCTCCGCCCGTCCGCTTCACATAGCGCACCTCGATCGGATACCAGCCCGCCAAACCGTGATAGCCAAACCAGCGCATGACATCGCGCTCACGTCCCGGATACACGTCGAGCAAATACCAGCACGAAGGCGCGGGCTCTGCCGCAAGCAATTCCCGCTGTTGCAGCTGCATGTTCATTCGTCTCCTCCTGCCCGTGATGCTTCCGGCGATGCTTGTTCCGACGTCGTGGACCAGGTGCCGTCCACCCGCGGCGGCCAGTGATGCGGCGCGAAGAAGCCGGTTTCGGTGCCACGCTGCTCGAGGAGCGGAGATCTCACGCCAAAGACGTGCGCGGCCAGGAAGGCTTGCCACGCGGCGAGCTGCTGGCGATCGGTGATCCATTGCCAAATCGGCTTGTCGCCGACACCGGCGAAAGCCAGCACCTGCGGAGTGACGCCGCCGGGATAGACGATCCTGCCCCCGTGGACGAACAGCCGCGCTTTCGCGACCGCGTAGAGTGCGGCAACAGCTCGCCCCGCATCGGACGCTTCTTCGATTGACGACGACGTCGCAGGGCTGCCTTCCGCCGAGCCCTCGCCCTGCCGCAACAACGTCCAGCGTTTGTCTTCGAGGTAGCGCCAGCCAGAGGGAACGGTCTTGCGCCCTTGCCGCTTCAGCTCTTCGAGGAACGGCGCGATGCCGTCGAGCGCAGCTTTTTCCTCCTCAGCTGTGAGCGCTTCGGCGGCGTAGTCGGTCCTGCTCCGATCATCGACAGCCGCCGTCGGCCAGCGCTTGCGGAAATCGGCCTTGAAGCGTTCCTTGCGATCTCTCGCGCGCGCGCCCGCGTCTCTCTCAATCGTTTTAAGGGGTCGTTCTAAGGGGTCGTTATTGGTGCCCGCGTATGCGTGGGCACCCGTGCCCGCACTAGGACGGGCACCCCTGCCCATGGGTGGGCACCCCTGCCCACCAGCGGGCACCCCCTGCCCGTTTTCCAATACTTCCGCGTTTTCTGCATGGCTCTCGTCGAGATCGTCGTCGACCTCGCGGGCGACGCTCTTAAGATCGAAATCGTCGCGGTCGAGCTTCACGCGATAAGCATAGCTCGATGATGGTGCGGAATCTTCCGGCCGCCAGAAGTCGCGCCGCCGCTTCTCCACCCAACCGGCCTCATAGAGCCGATCGAGTGATCGCTGCAGCGTGGCGCGACCGCAGCCCAGCTCCGCCGCCATGCGAACCTGGCTGCGCGTGCACCAACCGGCACGATCGATGTGCCGACCGAGCAGACACAACGTTTGCAGGTCTCGCGGATCGAGCGAGCGATCAGTCACCGCCCCTGCGGGGATGATCGACAGACGAGGATTGGACACGTGACGCTCTTGAGAATTTGAGTCAACTGGACGCGGGAAGCAACAGAACGTTAGAGTGAAATCGCTCCCGCCTACGGTCGATCGTGCTCGATCATCACGTCGACGATTGCATGCGCCGACATGTAATCGAAAGCGCCTGTTTCGATCGCCTTGGCCAGACGAGGCCACCATCGATCTGGGAAGCGCGCGCCGTTGACAGTGCGGCCGAAACTAACGACCTGGTACTTGTCGAGCCCATCAACTTCGCGGTCGGCCACTTTGCGGATCAGCGCGGTGATGACGTCAGCCAACTTGATGCCCCCATGCCCGCCGGCCGCGATGGTCGAAACAATGAGGCTGGTGTCAGGCATCGATACAGGCCTCGACCGCCTCGCAGGCGGGCGTGTTGCCGCCGCGCCGGATCAGCTCGCTCCAGCGGTGATTCACGATTGCGACCTCCGGACGCGAGCCTCGAGATCGCCCAGCACGATGGTTGTCTCCGGGCTGGAGAGATCGACGACAGCGCGTTCAGCCACACGGCCGCGCTGCCACCATGCAACGGTGTAGCCAGCCATGAAGCCGGCGAAAAACACGACGAAACCACCACCGATGAGAACCTGATCGCGGATCACGCTGCACCGCCATCGAGCGAACGCCGCTCAACCGGGAGGCCAAGGAATTCGGCCGTGCGAATGCCCGCTTCCATGCCGCTAGAAATGCCGCGATCGACATAGACCACGACCGCTTGCACGCCGCCGCCATACATCCAAGCGTGACCGGCGTTGATGCCGTGCGCGCGCTCGTTACGATCATCGTCGTTGAGGACACCCGGCTGTGTGTAGAGCAGATGTGAGGCGATCGGCGCCTCGCCCCGCAAGAGGCTGTCCCGGATGCAGGCGCGGGCATAGTCAACGTTCGCCTTAATGTCACCAGCGAAGGGGGACTCGAGCACGACGCGACGCATCGCGTGCGGCGGGTTAGTTTGATGCGGCAAGATCGTCGTCACGCTGATGTCCCCTGCTGTTGAAGTGGTGCCGGCTGTAGCCAGTCTGCGCCGGCGAGCTGTTCGATGACGATGACGTCGCCGGTGTCGTGATGCGGCTCCGTGACGGCCGCAGCGGTGCTGGCCACATCCGATGTTGCTTCCGCTGCGGCCGCCTCGGCCTCGCCGGAGGGCAACTCCGCGAGATCGTCGCCGGTTGGTGATGAGCTTTCGCCCACATCGGTCGGGGTGGAGATTTCGGCTTGTGCCGAGACTCCGGCCTGATTGCCCCATGCGCCCCAGCCCTCGGGCAGTGGATGCTGAGCGTCCACGCGGGCGAACAGTTCAAGGACTGGCAGCGGCTGGCCGCTGCTGTCGCGACCGACCATCGCCCGGATCATGTTGCGGTAGTGATCGGGCTTGCGCGAATGATCGGTCGCGCGCTCTCGATGGTTTGAGCTGAACTTTTCGTCGCTCGCTGGCTTTGGCAGGCCGCGGCCGCGCTTGAATTGCAGCAGCAGCTCGTCCTGATCCCAGACGAGCAAGCCGGTGCCGCTCTCGTCGGGATGGTCCTCGTCCGTCTTGGTCCAGACGTAGCAAGTCGAATAGGAGTCCATGCCGAGGGCGAGCTGGCACGCATAGGCGAGCGGAAGGTCGACCGTTGCCAGCACGACCTCCCCATCCGCGAGCGTGACCTCGGTCTTGAAAGGCACCTTGGCGAGGAGATGGGCCCGCGGAATCCACATCCAGACCCAGGAATCCGGCAGCAGCGCCTCGCCGGCGCGCTTGAGATAATCGAGGATCTCCGGCCAAGGCATGGTCGGGTAGTGGTTCTCATAGGCGCGGTTGCCGATGCCGGCTTTGCGGCGCCAGGGCGGATCGGCCAGGAGCGCCGGGTAAAGTCGCCCGTCCGGCGCCACTGCCGAGGCAGAGGACAGCGCCGCGGCGAGGTCCCGCCGGTGAACACGCCCCCGCTCCTCAGCATCGACTTTGAGCAGGTCCATCGCGACGCGGCCCTGACCAGAGCGCATTTCGTCGGCGTGTCGCACGAGCGCCTGTTCGAATGCGGCAGCATCCAACGCGGCTAGCATCTGCGCCTTGGACGATAGCTTGCGATCAACGCCGATGTCGGCCAGGCGTGGCCGCTCGTCTTCTGGCTGTTCCGATTTGGCACTGCCAGAATTGTCCTTGCCACGGAGTTGCCCGCGCGAGCCCGTGTTAAGGCCGACGGTCTCCTTCTGCGCGACAATCAGCTCGCCGAGCTTCCGCTCAGCCCGAAAGCGTAGTTGCGCCGACTGGATCTCGAGGGTCTTGTCGCCGGCCTGGCGCGCGTAATGGCGCATCGCTTCCGCCTGGCTGCGGATCTCTGCGACCTCGTCGACGGCGACCGCCTCGGCCAGGGCGCGGCGCGCCGCCTCGTATCTGACTAGCTCAGTCAAAGGGAATGTCCTCCAACTGAGGCCGCGCTGGCAGGCTCGCGAGCAGCTCGCGCACGATCGCGTCGAGCGAGGGCGCGGTGCCTTTCGGGCGGCGGAAAACGGCATTGGCGGGCTTTGTCAGCCAGCGCCGGTTCGCCCTGCGGTTATCGAGCGTCTGACCATTAATGTGGTCGACGACATGCGCGCAGAGGAATGTCTCGGACAGGTTCGGCTGGTCCTTGATCGACAGCTCGCGATGCATGCGCAGCGTGGCGCGCGATGGCCCGACGTTGCGCTTGGCATAGAGCATCCAGCTGTCGTGCCGGTCGCGGCCGGCGTGCCAGACGTTCCATTGCCACTGCATCAGCCAGGGCACGTCCTCGGCGTCGACCAGCGTCCAGATAGGCTCGCGCGACGACAGCCAGATCCGCCCCCATGGCGTGCCGGCCAGATCGGGCAAGCCCGAGACGTCGAAAGCGACCTCGCGCGCATCGGTGATAACGACTGGGGCCTGCATCATCACAGCATCCCCAGTGCTTGCATGTAGGTTTCGAGGATGGTCTCGAACGCCTGACGCTCGATCGGGTCCTGCTGGCGCATCTTGATGATCGCCTTGAGGGCGCCGGTGTCGTAGCCGTTGCCTTTCGCCTCCGCGTAGACATCGCGGATGTCGTCGGAGATGGCTTTTTTCTCCTCGAGAAGCCGCTCGATGCGCTCGATGATGGATTTGAGCTGATCCTTGGCGATCTGCTCGGCGCGCTTCGCGGCTATGTCGGTAACCTTGCTCACGACACGCCCCCGCTTTGCGAGCCGCAAGCCGCCTCGAGCAGACCCTCGTCGGCGCGATACGGGCGCTCCTGCCCGTAAGCAAGCACGGCCTTGGCGTCCCACCCGGGCGGCACCGGCATCGGCAGAAACGGATCGCCGTCGTAGAGAATGACCTTCGGCGCGTCGTCGGCGATGACGACGCGGACGGCACCGACAATCATCCGACGGTCGAGCCCGAACAGGATGGCGCGAGCGGCCTTCATTGGCGCTTCACCCAACGAAAGCCAAAGCCGCGGTCGATGCGATGCAGGAACGGCTGCGCGGCCGCCGCAACAGCCAGACCGGCGCCGACCATCAGCAGCGCGGCAAACATCACCAGGAAGCGCAGATCGTCGGCATCCGCGAGGCGCGCAGCAATGTCGGTCACGGCTCAATCCCCCTCTCCGCTTCGGCCAGACGGCGCTGCGCCGCCTCGACCTCGGCGCGCGCGGCGGCCAGGTTTTCGATGCGACGATGGCGCTTGACCCAGGTCTGTCCCGACCCCTGGGTGAGCGCGCGAATGACGAGATCGCCGTGTGCAGAGGCGATCATGCGGGCGAGCGCCTCGCCGCTCGGCGCCCGGCTGCCGTCGAGCCAAAGCTCTGCGGGCCGGACGTCGCGAAGGCCGGCGATGTCGGCCAGAACCTCGGCGGTTTTCTTCGGGAAGTTCTTTCGGAATGTCAGCGCGATAGGCAGAAACCAGCGATCAGGTGATCGGTCTTTGCCGATCGGTTGATCGAGGCCTTGCTTTGACTGTTGCCGGCGGATGGGGCTCATGAGGCCACCCGCTCAGGACGCGGAAGGCCCTCCGGCCAGACCGCATCGCCGGGCCAGTTGTCGGAGAACCAGCCCATGACCTGGTCATACTTCCGCGCCGTGAAGGTCTTCGAGCCATCCTGCAGATGATCGAAGAAGCGCCAATCGCCAGCAGCCCTACGGCCGAGCGTCGGAAAAGCGAGCGGCCTGGAGAGCCTATAGGCGCTCGCCACGGCGACCAGGTTTCGAATCAGCTGCTGCTCCATAGCACGACGGTTAGTCGGGAATTTCCGATTCGTCCAATCGAAATGTCGGGATCATCCGATTGGAAAACAGAAATCCGGCGTCGGATAATTCCGCGCGTGGAAAATGATGAACTACGTCAACGAATTAAAAACAGGCTCGCAGAGCTGCGGCTGGGCCCGATCGAGGCTGCGCAGGCGGTCCCTGGTCTGGAGCGCAATTACCTCAGCGACTATCTAGCCGGGCGGAAGAAGTCCTTTTCGTCCGCGAAGCAACCCCTCGTCGCTCGCGCGCTCAAGTGGTCGATTGAAGACCTCCTTGATGCGCGACCGCGCGTTTCAAACGCGCCCGCGCCGAAAATTGCAATGGTCCCCCTGCTTGACAATGTCACTGCTGGTCGGCTTTCGAGCCCAGCATCACAGGTACCGGTGGATCGCGTGCCGTTGCTCGCATTTGCTGATCTCGGCCGCGGCGAGTTTTTTGCATTGAGGGTCGAGGGCGATTCCATGGATCGCTTTTCACCAGAGGGGTCGATCATCGTCGTAAACAAATCGGACCGCACCCTCCTCAACGGGAAATGCTACGTATTCGCCGTTGGTGGCCAGACGACCTACAAGATGTGGCAGGGTGGCGACACCCCGTTCCTTGCGCCGCATTCGACCAACCCCATTAACAAGCCGATCTTTTTCAAGCGAAAGCGCGATCTCGAAGTGATCGGCCGGGTAAAGCGGACCATACTTGATCTGTGAGCTTGCCCTACCAGTCGGATATTCCCGATATTTTTGTTGACCGTCGGGATTTTCCGACCGATATTGTTTCCCGTGAAACACCATGGGAGACTTCCCGCCGTGCCCCGCATTCTCGACGTCCTTAGATCTTTACCGGCGCTGGTACGGCCGCTCAGACGACGGGGCACGCGCGCCGCGAACTGGACCATCATCCCTGCCTCTGGTGTGACCTCCACACCCGGGTGCTGCGTTAGGGGCTTAAGCCAGCACCAGCTTGATGAGCCCAACCACACCTAGCAACCCGCCCAATCCGTCAGCAGCCAGCCCGAGGGGCGATAGCATGCGCGGAGTGATGGTCACTATGCCGCCATCGAGGGGGGTGCCGACCGGATATTGGATACGGGGATGCATCCGCCATTCGCCCAGGCCGATCAGAAGCAGACCGAGGCCGATCAGGATGGTTGGAACGAATTTCACCGCAATCGAAGCGACGACGATGGCCACACCCGCGCCAGCCAGCATCTTCCACCAATGCTCGAGATCGAAATCCTTCAAGGACGCCATCAGACTTATCTCCTTTGCTGGGTCCAGAGGGGATGCCAAGCCCACCGCCCGCCGCGAATCGAAGGCGGGCCGTTTCTTTCACTCTACCCTTGCGGGAGGCCGGATTGGCTAAGCGTCACATGTCATCAACGGACTTATCCGCCGCCGACTTCGCCCTACAGCTGAAGCTGTACGGCTTCCTCCACCTCCGGACCGAGGACCGGTTCGCCGATGTTCGCGCAAAGGGCTGCCCTCGCACAGCGCCGGTGATGCGCGGGAAGCGGATCAACCGCCAAGGCACTTTGGACGCGCTGCTCGCGGCGCGTAAGGCCCGCCAGGATGCCGTGGCGGCTCAGGAGGCCGCTCAAGCCGAGCGCGAGCGAATGGCCGGCCTTATCGCCCCCCAGGCCATGCCCGGAGCCAGGGCCGGGCTTGAAGGGCCGGCCGCGATAGCTCAGCTCGCAGACGACTTCATCACCATCACCACCCGCAACGAAGGTGCGGCCTTGTCGGACCTGATGCGGATGGGATGGCGCAAGTCGCAGATTTTCGAGCATGCCGATGCGGCACGAACGCTCGCCTATTCTCGACAGAACGGAGTGGCGGCGTGAGCGAATTAAGGCGGCCGTCACGACCTGTTCTGTCAAGCCAGAACGTCGGGCAAAGTCTTTCCAAAAACGGGCAGAAGTTTTCCGGAATTCGAGAACGAAGCGCGATCAGGGGCGAGGTAGCTGGGCAGCGCCCGCCGCTTCCTGCCCATCTGTACACTCATCTAAGCCTGCTCAAACTCAGCCCCTTTGAGCAGACCACGCGCGGCGGCTGGCGGTTCGGCACGAAGCGGATACGCGATAGCGTCGTCACCCGCCTGGTCGCCAGCGGCCGCGCGGAAATTGTAGAAGGACGGCTGCAGCTGAAGCAGAGACCGCCCTCATGACAGAAAAGCGGTGCCTCACGAAGCAGGAGGCGGCCGACTATTGCGGCTGCAACACCCTCGCCGCCTTTGACCGCTGGCGGGCAAAGGGCATCGTTCCTGGCCCCATCCCAGGCACCAACCGGTGGGATCGGAAGGCCCTCGATCGTGCGCTGGACTGTTCTTCCGGTCTTGTGACAGACTCGGAGGCCGAGCTTACCCCCTATCAGCGCTGGAAGGCCCAGCATGCGCGGAAGACCGAGGCTGCCTAACAAGCCCCTCAAGCTGAAGGGCATCCATCGCGTCAAGAAGCGCCAGGCAGACGGATCTATCAAGATCTATCTCTACCATCGCGCGACCGGCTTACCGCTCGACGAAGGAAGGCTTGCCGAGACCTACGCAGATGCCGAAAGGAAGATGCGCACGAGGGGCGAAGGCACCTTCCTGCAGCTCATTCGGCACTTCGATCAGTCCGCCTATTTCGACGGGCTCAGCGAGGAGAGCCGGAAGCAGTACATCTGGAAGCTGAGGCGGCTCGAGCTGCGCTGGGGCACCTGCCCGATTGCGGCGTTCAACGATGCTGACGACGCGCTCGAATTTCGGAAGGATGCGCTCGCCTGGCACAACGAGCTAGGAAAGGCATCGCCGCGATCGGCGGACAACCTGGTCGCGGCGCTCGCTCGCGTGCTTTCGTTTGCGAAAGAAAAGGCGATCATCAAGTTCAATCCGCTCGATACCTTCGCGCGGCTTTACAAGAGCCATAGGTCGGAGCTGACCT